GGGTGTTGGGCGGGTCAATTTCTATCGCGAGTCCTTTTTCATCCTCAGTTAATCTCAAAGTACCGTTTTTAGTGCGTCCTAAAACATAATTAGGGTCATGATTAAATAGTGCCCTGATATCATCGTTTGCTATTGTATTTGTGAATGCTCCCGGTGCCACCTGTTCCCTGAATCCTCCGAGGTCCTCGGATAATTGGTTGAAAACAGAGGCATAACCTTTGATAATCGGCTTTTTATTTTCACCTTGGTCTATGCGCAATTCCGAAACCATGAATGTGCGCACTTCAATATCATCTGGAATGGAGTTTAATTGAGCGGGTTCCATGTTGGCATCTTTTAAATGCCTGGCCGCATGGTTCCAGACGCCTTGATAATCATCTTTGGGTATGTCAGTGCCCCCCATGGAGCCATTGAGTACGCCAATGATGCTCTGGCAGCCCCTTACATTAGCCGCATCGATGCTACCATCCGCAGAAACCTCATGGTGCGGGAATTTATAGGCTGATTTGGTAGTATCATCTTTATCCGGATCTACCCAGGCATACATCTGTTTGTAATAAGAATAATCTTGTCCTTCTTTTAGATTCTTTTCATTCTGCCCGCCATCCCATGCGCTAGCCGATGTGGCCGTGCCATGGCTTGGGATTGCTTTTCTTAAATTCATGTTCTGCTCCTTCTTATCCCAAAGTGAATTGCATATCGCATAACGCTGCTTATTGTCGGGATAATCTTGATTCATAACCTTATCGCCCATACAACGGTCTAGGAAATCATTCTTTATTTCGTCAGGTTGTGGTTGCGGTAATGGCATTTTAATTTTCTACGCATCCCTATTTAAATCGAGGATGTTACCTTTCTTCTTCTTTAGTTTATGGGTCATACCAATTTTATCGGCGCAGGATTTCTCTATCAATTCCGCAACACTTATTCCCTCTTTTTCTGCTTGCTTTTGACACGCTACATAAAGCGTTTGATTATTGCGGAAACTTTCTATTGCCAGATATTCTCCTACGCAATCGGCCATAAATTGAGAGGTTTTCTGCCCCTTTTTTATCGCCTCTAATTGACACTGAGAATAGAGGCCGTAATCTTCAAAGAATATGATATCTTTTATCATCCTGGTTCAATTTGGCATTCGCAACCTTCATGCAATGGTGGCTGCGAAGTCGGCCTATAAATTGTCATAGGCTTATCTTCACCTTCAGCATTCAATTTGTCATCATTGCCAAGAAAATCCTTTTCAATACCTACCACTCGGCCATCCATCTCTTCGCAATAAGGGCATGGCTTTGCACCCGTATTCGTCCATATCAATTTTGTTATACCAGCACCGGCAAAGAGGGTCTTAGTTATAAAATTGGCCAGTTGTACTGTCTCGTTCATCCCTATTTTACTAGGCCGTTTCTCTTCCCATTCAGTAAGTCGTCCTTCTATTGACTCGGCCGCTTGGTGTAGATCAACAATATCTTCCGCTTCTGCCTCTTTCAACAATGCCTTCATCTGCCCACTACTCGAGGTTGTATATCTAACACCAAAAGCATTGACATATTCACCTATTTGTTTGTCCGTATCTGTAATCTGCCCTATCTGGTCGGCTATGGCAGGACGAATGGCATCATTCAGAGCACTAGCAGCAGGTGCTATTTGCTTGTGAATATATTTAGTGAAATCTCTGTAGAAATCATCAAGCCAGGCCATGAAACCATTAAGCGAGCGCTCACTGAGATGTTTTTTAACGGCCCGCCGAATATTCTGTGTTTCTCTATCAACAATTCGTTGTCCCGCATTTTCAAACACGGGTCGAAACGATTTAGCAATACGGTATCGTATTATGGCCGATCCTTTAGACCGCTTTCTATCTTCAAGTAATTTTAACGAAGCGGCTCCAGTTGACGGTTGACTACCCCACGAAGTCGGTTGCATATTAAGCGGAATATAATATTCATCTCCGCCATCGATGGGATTCAGATTTTCCTTTTCTCTTATATCATTTGGGGAGAAGGCACCTATCATAAACATCTGGTTATAAAATGTCGCCCTTGCCGCTGCGTCACCGCGTAGTAATCCATCGACTAAAAACTCACTAAAATATCCGCTATCCGACTTGAATAGTTTATAATTCGTTTCTTGTTCGGCATTCACAAACCAGGGGTTCATTGTATAGACAACAAATTCTATACCCTGATGCTCAATATTAGTAAAGGTGGCATTCGTTAATTCGGCTATCATATGAGGCGGCACTCGAAACATCCTGGCGATATCTATTACCTGATAAGTTCGGGTCTCCAGGAATTGAGAATCGTTGTTAGGTATACCTACTTTCTGATATGTCATACCTTCTTCGAGTAGAAGCAACCGGTGGCTTCTTCCCAGGCCGGCATATTCTTCATCGAGACTTTGTTGCAGGTTTTTATGTCCCTGCTCCGATAATTTCAGGGGGTGCTGAGCTACCCCGCCGACATTGGCGCCCCCACTGAAAAAGCGGGCTCCAAATTCCTCAGTGGCTAAAGCCAAACCTATGGATTCCCGTGCCTGGCCTATCACCGACATCCCCCATATCCCGTCGGTGCTTAATCCCATCAGGTGCCAGATTCGATAAGGTGGGAGATTTTTCATTCCCCCATCCGGCAGCGTTACTTGATAATATAATTCCTGAGTACCTGTTCGTAACGGTTTAACTCGCCAGGCCGGTATCGGCCACAAGGCCGCAGGAAGTCCCTGATTATCAAATTCTATCTCCGCCAATCCGTTACCATAGAGAAGAGCATGGGCCATTGCAGTTGACCGGAATGTAAAGGAATTTTGCTCCGGGTTCGGCCGGTCATGGAGAATTGAATATAATCGATGTTCAAACGCTCTATCCTTGCCCCTGGGAAGCCTCTTATAGGTTATCCAAGGAACATAAGCAAATGTACTCGATAATAGAAGCACACAGGCAAATACAGCCGATTGCCGCATGGCGGTAGTGGCATTTACGCTTATACCGGCATTGGATTTATTGCCTGATAATCCCAATAATGAGGCCCATGTCTTTGCACTTATAGTTTCTCTTTTCTCAATAAAATGCTTTATCAAACTCATAATTATTCCTCTTTGGTCGTGTTACCACCTAGAAGGCCGAAACAAACGAGGCTGAGGCCAGCAACAATATAAGCTGCCGGCCGGCAGATTAACCATATTCCTACCAGGGCGCCAAGCCAACCGATTATTATAATGATGTCCCTGATATCAAATTTTTGTTTTTTCAAAATGATACTACTCCGTGATCTTCATACATCGACTTCGGTGGTTCAGCGTGTCGAGTTGCCCTATCAAGAGCCATTATCATAGCCACACAACCATCTATCTTCTGCGTGGCCTTTTCTTTATCTGGTTTCAAATTGCCGGCCGGGTCCGTCCTGACCACCATATTATCCACGTTCCATCTAAGAATCGGGTCACCGTTATGTCTTATCTTCTGCCCCAGGACAAGATTCATCAATTCCTTTGTAGGCGATGACATCGAAGCGTAACCCTGGCCGAAAGGCACCACTGTAAAACCTTCCTCTGTTAAATCTTGGACGAGTTTGGCGGCCCCCCAACGGTCATAAGCTATTTCCTTAATGTCAAAGGATTCCCTCAGTTTCTTCAACTCCTCTTTGATGTAATCATAATCAATGACATTGCCTTCGGTCAGAGTAATCAATCCTTGTTGTGCCCATGTCTGGTAGGGTACTCTGTCCCGCTTCTCGGCCTCTTTGGCTGTGTCTCCGGGTATCCAGAACCGCATCAGCACGTCATAGGTATCATCTTTAGGGAAGACTAGGCTCAACGCCGTCAAATCTATCGTGCTGGAAAGGTCAAGACCAGCATAACATGGCCGGCCCTTCAAAGACTCTAAGTCTACTTCGCCTTTGCAGGCATCCCATTTTTCTATCGGCATCCATCTCTCAACTGAATTAACCCACTGATTTAAATAGAGTCGGCGGAAAACCATCTCATAAGCCGGAATCTCTTTGGCTTTCATGGCGGCTATCCGCATTTCCTCAATTTTGCGGAATCCGGACTTCAGTGCTGGGTTGGCCTTTTTCCATATCCTTTCATCCTGCCAATCATCTTTTTCGTCAGCTGCATAAATGACCGGCAAAAAAGTCGGATCCTCAATGATCCCGTTCTTTACCTTGAGTGCATAATCGTGTAATTCCCAGCAAATGGAGTTTCGATCATAACCCGCCGTAGTAATTACTACTATTAGCGGTTGGCGCCGGGACCCGGTGGAAGTGGTCAGTACATCCCAGAGTTCCCGGTCCGGTGCCGCATGGAGCTCATCATAGATAACTCCGTGCGCGTTATAGCCCCATTTGGTATAAGCCTCAGCACTGATCGCTCTATAGAAACTATTGCGACCATAATAAACAATACGCTTTGTGGTATCGAGAATCTTCGCCCGTTTCTCTAAAGCTGGCTCTTGGCGGATCATTGCTGCGGCCTCATTGAATACTAGGGCCGCCTGGTCGCGGTCATTGGCTGCCGAATAAACCTCGGCGCCGAATTCCCCATCAGCAAAAGTCAATTCTAAAGCTATCGCCGCGGCTAAAGTCGTCTTTCCATTTTTGCGCGGCAATTCAATAAAGCATGTCCGGTATTGGCGGGTCCCGTCAGGATTTAGAGTGCCAAAAAGCGGAATGATGATATCCCGCTTCTGCCAATCTGTTAATTTAAAATTATGACCAGCATATTCACCTTTGGTATGTTTTAGATTCTCTATAAATGAAATCGCTCTCTGGGCGGCTGCCTTGTTGATTTTCATACATCTTTTTTAGTTGATTTGTTACAATATTCCAGTAATCCCTCAAAAGGGTCATCTTTTTCGCTAGGCATACTCATGCGCCCCCTGGAGCTAGGAGTTAAGCCGAATTCAGCGCACAAAAGTCTGATTTGATTAAGTGCATCACGAACTATAGAAACTTCGGGTTTTTTAGTTCTCTTTAATTTGAATGATTTTCCTTCAATAAAATCATAAACAAAACTCTCTCCAATTTCTCGAGCTGCGCGAACGAACATAGAATATGATACGCAGTAGCCCTCGAGTACGGCATGGTCGACGCTGGTTAAAATGCCCAACCGGTGAAGTTCCGGTGCCACACGTTTCCATTCGGCTCTGGCGATTTTGTCGAACCATCTCGGACATGCCGGCATAGTTGGATCAGGCTTTATTTCATTTATTGGTAATGGCCTCTTGCCTGGATTCCCCTCGAGCTTCTTTAATTCAGTTGGTTTAGGTTTATTACCTGGTTTCATTAAATTATCCTAACTCGCGACTTTCTCCGCGAAACTGCCCTCTCGGTTTCGATGCTATGAGACTGCAGAGATTTACTATCCCCTTCCCGGTCAATTATTTCTCAAGAAATATTTACGATGTTTGCCTTTCCCTGGCTGTCTTCTGGTTATGATGGTAATCACAAAGCGATTGCCAGTTACTCTCATCCCAGAAGAATTCAAGGCTGCCTCGATGTGGGATGATATGATCAACTACAGTAGCTGCCGTCGTCCTGTTTTCCTTGAGACATTCCACACACAAAGGATGTATTCTTAGATATCGACGGCTTGCCTTGTGCCATCGATAGGTATAGCCGCGGTCATTGGCGCTGTCTCTCAGGCTGTCCTGGGCTTTAAGATAGGCACCGCGGTGTTCTTGGCAATAGCCGGTACTATCATCAGTTAGATTTTTGCAGCCGTTCTGTCTGCAGGGACGTTTCGGTTTATATGGCATAGTAAAATGATTGGTAGCGGAGACAGGATTTGAACCTGTGACCTCGTGGTTATGAGCCACGCGAGCTACCATACTGCTCCACTCCGCGACGTCAAATGCAAAAAGCCCACCGAGATGGTGAGCTTCTTATGGCTTACGCCACTATACCATATTAACATTTTGATTTTAGCTTTGTCAAGTCTCAAACTGGAATGATGACTTTATATTTGCACCCAGTTCTATTCCATTCTTTATAATCTACATCTGCACGCCACGAGCCAACCATATATCTTATCATCCGCCCTATTTTGCTTCTCACCTGGTCCTCCGCCACATGATAGAACTTGGCTATCTCCCAGTATTCCATGCCATCTGTAAGATTGTCCATTATCCAATAACGTTGAGGGAGAGGAATCATCGCAAGACGTGAATCAATTTCCGCGGCAATTTCCGCAGCGGCCAGGAAGGGTGCATTGTGATTAGTCAGTTTCCGCCCCGACTTCTCATAGCCTGACCGTTTCATTTCTATCCAGCCACCTTTAACATAGGTAATATATTCATCCGGCTCCGGAGGATAATCGCCGAATCTAAGGTCGTTAAGTTCGGGAAAGATAAAACGTTGCAATTGAATCTTTGAGAAGTAAATTCCCCTTGACGGAAACCAAACTGGTAAATCGTTATTCATAGGGCTCGCCCTCGACTAAGTTTGCAGTCCTCTTCAAAAATATGTTTACAATCCTTGCAGTTATTGGGGAATTCACACGGCAGTGGTACGATTGGATATTCTATCCCCACCAATATGTCCACGATTTGAACTAAATCAACTTGGCGGCCATTAAATTCCTCGGGGTATTTCCTGATAAAGCGCTTTAAACTTTCCTTTGTGATATGCCAAGATCCTGAGCCGAACTTAGAAGGCCGATGACCGTGATGATAAGTCGCCGGTAAAACTCCTGAATCAATGAAGGTTTGAACTCGTTTATGGTCAACCCCTAGAATTTCACAGACGTCTCGCTTGGTGTACCAACCTTCCTTGGACCGGCGAGATAAACCAAGCCTTTTAGCCCTATTTATTACTGAGCCGATTGAACAGTTCATCATCTTGGCTATCGTAACTGGTGCATACCGGGGAATAAGTTCCCGCAATTTATCATCATTATTGGTATGCCACCATTTACGGCCAGTTCTCTTAGAGATTCCCAACAACTGAACCTGCCCTTTTACGCCGAAGAATGTAACCCCCAATCTATCAGCAATAAGTTGAGCGGATTTACTGTCCTGCCTATAAAGGGTTCGAACAATTTCCCGCTCTTCTTCTGTCCATTTATGCTTTGGAGCGGAGCCACCGTTTTTGCCAGCTTGGCTTAATTGAGTTTCATTCATTGTTTTTTTTCCAATAAGGACAATCGCTATCATCACGGCAAATAGGGCTAAGTTTATACTTACAACCAGCGAAGCCATCCCCGACACTACTAATGATTTTTTCCTGGCAGCGATGGCATAGCCGCTTTTCTGCTTTGGTAATTTGGGGGTTCACATTATCCTCAACGGTAATCTCCGCGGGTATCGCCTTTAATTCCCGAGCTCGGGCATCCACCAACACAATATTCTGTTCAATTTCTTCCCTGACGGCTAGCTGTTCTTCAATCCGAATATCTATCCCCACAAAAGCATCGGCATATTTGCAATAGGCTACCCAAGCAGGGTTTTCTTTTTGTTTTCTCTTTAACCGCCCCAGTCGTTCCTTTGTTAATTTTAGGGATTCGCTCAACTCTATCCTGCATTGAGTACAATCTTCTAGGGTAAATTTTTTAAGGAATCGCTTGTCTATCAAATCTTTAACTCCATAATCTCCTGCCTACTTTCTACGGGTAGCAAGATACCCTCTACTCGGTTCCGTGCAATGTTAAAAGTACTCATATCCTTTTCGAAACCTATAAAGTTTCTATCCAGTTTTTTACATACCTCCGCCGTTGTTCCGCCACCAAGAAAATAATCCACAACCAAATCACCCTTAGATGAAAAACATTCGATATAATAACGAGCAGTATTTTCATCTTGTCCCCATCCGTGGAAACGCTTATCCCCACCAGTCCCATCCCATTGTCCAAGAACATTCGTTTTAGGTAATGGCTTTCTATTTTTCAGGTGATAACAAAGAATAGATTTATAGCCCGATATAATTTTCCGGGGCCACAGAATAGACGTATTTCCTTTATGCACCAATATAAAGTCATAAAAGTATTGCAAGTGTTTGTTAAAATAATTCATTACCACATCTTTCCAATAGGGGCCGACATAGGCTATTAAAAAGCCATCTGGTTTTAATGCCCGAACCGCTTCCTTGGCAAGCCATTTATATAGATAGTGAAACTCTTGGGAATAAGGTGGGTCTGTGTAAATTAAATCCACACTGCCACTTGGAATTTTCTGGACGGGCAATTCTAGTGCATCTCCATGATAAAGTTCAATCATCGTTAAATTACCACCGCATAAGCTAACTAAAAGGTAGATTGTGCTTCTTACAAAATCGTTTTGCTCCGACACGGTTAGTTGTCCTTGAAAACATCCGTGGGCACCTAATACGTCCGCTTTTATAATCCATTACCCAACTAATTGAGTGCAATCCTCAAGGGTGAACTTTTTAATCAGCCTCTTGTCTATCATCTTCTTTGCTTCCGAGTTTTACTGCCGCTTCAGCCAATGCCTGAATTATTATCTCGATAATGGCATCAGTGATGTGATGTGCTGCCTCTTCCTGAATATCGGGCGCCGCCTTTTTTAACGCTGCAATTATCCTCGATTTAAGCATCTTCCCTTTCCTTTATCTGTGAATCCGTCAACGCTATCAACTTGGCAATCTCCGCGATACCTTCTAACTTCCCTTGTACGGTCACAGCATGCTGTTTAGCACCATCATCAGGACTGTAATTGAACATTCCCAATTCCCGGGCCTTCTTGATTAGGTTCTCTTTGCCCCTGTCTGTTAAGCAATCCCATAAACGTTTTGGCCTATCTACTTCCTTGCCCATTTTCTAGTTCCTTTAATTTTTCTCGTAAATACAGTGCCACGGCAGACTCATCTATTTTATGCTTAAATTGCGCCCGAATTTGCAGATTTTCAAAGGCTGTCATACTCAGCCGTTCTTGGAAAAATCTAACATGCTCGGCAGGGTTGGCGCCTAAATACATATGGCAGGCAGCACAAATACCACAGGCATTGTCCTCATCGAACCGCACTGACCGTTTTCGCCGACCGTGGAAGTGACTACATTGGAGTTGTTTATAATTCCTCTTGCCCGCATGACAGCGCTCACAACCGCCAGTATCCCGCATGGCGCGCTTCCGGATGTATTCACTGAAAAGTTTATCGAGGGAATCAAGTTTCATTTCACTTTTACCAAATCCGCCATAAATCCTGTCGAGGCATCATAGTAAAGCTCGACGCGGCCGGTGGGACCATCGCGATTTTTTAAGACGCAACACTCTAAAGTCTTTGGTTTCTTTGTATCCTCTTCATAAAGTTCATCTCGATAAAGACCTATAACAACATCACCTGTTTGCTCAAGTTCGCCCGAATCGCGTAAGTCAGCTAAACCAGGTTTTTTATCTGCGCGAGCTTCTAATGCTCTGTTTAGTTGGCAAGCCGCAATTACCGGAATATCACATAACCTTGCCAGCCTTTTAAGATTTTTAACAATCATCCCAATCCGCCTGACCTCACTATCATCCTCATCCCCGGCCAGTCCGATGTAGTCAAAGACAACAACATCAAGTCCTGTCGTTAATTGTTTGGCCATGGTCTCTGAAATGGCCTTATCTGATTTCAACCCCGCCGTATCACATATCTCTATAGGTAACTTTGCAATGATTCCCCAGGCTTCCCAAAATTCCCGCTTGTCCCCAAAATCATCTGAATGTCTGACCATGAAGCGGTTTAACCTGGCCTCGGCAAACACCATGCGCTCCAGAATCTTCTTGCGGTTCTGCTCTAAGCTGAATATCCCAACCTTCACCCCTTTCCATGCTAAGTTTTTGGCGATATTGAGACACAACATCGTCTTGCCGACACTTGGTCGAGCTGCAACGAGATACAACGTCCCCTTTTCGAGCCCATCAATCTTCTGATCTAAATCTCGAAAGCCAGTAGATAACCCTCTAATCGTCCCATCCGGCGAACCCAGCCAAATTATCATATCCTCTACATGCCCATCAGCTACTTCCTGGACCGGCACCAATCCGGCATGTTTTTGTTGTTGCCCCACCTTAAATAGGATGTCTTGTGCCTTACTGAGGGCAACATCAATCTCAGCATCATCCCCGTAGCCAAGAGCTGTAATCTGGCTGCCGGCGCTGATGAGCCGCCGCATCACAGCCAATCTGGACACGATTTGCCCATAATACTCAATGTGAAGAGATGTTGGCACCATAGAGACCAGATGACTCAAA